CCTGTTCTTGACCCTGTTCTTGACCCTGTTCTTGACCCTGTTCTTGATGAGCCTGCATCAGTTGTTGTTCTTCTTCAGGTGATAACTGCGATTGCTGCTGATCAGGATCGGAATCTTCGGAAGGGGATTTATTGTCTGTATCTCCTGAAGTTTCCTGCTCTTCTGGATCTTCCATACTTAGAAACGCTTCATCTGCACTTATTTTAGCCTTTAAAAGGTCCCACTTATCTACTATAGCTTTACTGACACTGCTTCGCTTCGATGGCTTATCGAGAGGTTCTACACCAGGAAAGGTATCCCTGTGACCGGCTGGACTAACTACAACATGCTGATCATCTTTTGTCATCTCAGTCTGATTTTTCTTTTTTGCTTTACGTTCCTTCTTGTAGTCTTTCAACTCTTCTGCTTGATCTCTAGCTTGAGCCTTTAACTTATTCTCATCCCCAGATTTTAAGTCATCTACTAGTTTACTATGTTCATCAACTAGTTCATCCAATGGCATAGTTTTAGTTGGCTCTTGCTTCATAATATTTTTGACCTTATTATCCGCACTCATTATCTGCTACCTTTCTTAAGGTTTTCTTCTGCCCAAAGTGGTTGTAAGTTGGTATAGTGACATGCAACTTTAAATTGCTCAGGATTACCTAGATCGAACTTAGAGAGTGGTTGAATGTGATCTATATGCCAACCGTATAATCCGTAGTTTTCCCAGGTCATGCCAGGTTGAAACTTAGATTCCAAATATGATTTTAATTCTTCTATAGAACATCCTAGATCTCTAACGGCGGAACCTGATTTCTGATTGTTTTTGATAGCATGAACTAACCGTGATCGTAAACTACATGAAAGTCTAAATAAAATATCAGTTTCCAATCTACGTCTGAAATAAGCGGCATTGTGTCGTCGCTTATTTTCTCTATGATCTATATCGTATTGTCTCTTTATAGCTTGTTTATCAGGATCTTGGCTATTGGCAGTTTGCATATGTTCTGTACAACAATACAACGCCATTTGATTACTAGTATTATCTAAAAAATCTATACCGCATAATTTACATTTTTTTGTAGTTTTAAACTGTTTAGGTATATATGTTTTTTTGAAGTGTTCCTTACGGTAGCACTTACGACATATAGGACCAGAATACCACCCGCTGGTCTCTGTTGCTCCACAAATTTTACAAACTTTATTATCCATAATACTGTTATTATACTGATATTATTGTTAAATATAGTCTAATAGGATGCGACGTTGATAATAACCTTTTGCTGCATCTAACTCTTCTTTGATAATCTGGTCTAGTTCCTGCATACGTTGGCGCAGAAAGGCCGGTCCTAACGTACCTGAACTTTGACTTGTTCCGTCAATTCCGACACTTACAGAATTGTAAGGAAACAGAAGTGGGCCTATTACACTAAGTAACTTATAAGCAGCCATACGTTCGATTAGTCCGCTTATCATAGCAGGAATTTTACCATTTTCAAAACCGCAAGTGTAAGTTACACGGACACCACCCGGCCAGTTTTGCAAAAGCGCTTGTTGAAAAGCGTGGTACTGTACACCCGAGAAAGCCGACAGTAAAAAACCGGACAAACTAGTACCATACGCAGGAACTAGTTGAATTACGCCCTCTTGAGGCATCAACATAACGTGCTCTAGTGGAAATGTAACAACCGCAGGTATCTGACTGTCATTATTAAACGATATCTGAACAGCACTTACTTTTAGTACGTTGGGATGGCTAAGTTTTAGATATGCAAAGCTAAAAGCAAACATATCCCTGTTATAGTCGTGCTTATCTGTAAAAGTTACTGGAGTTATATAGAGATCTAGGGTGTGTTCCAGTTGCGACGTCGCTTGATCTATATAAGCTTGTAAAGTTGAGTCTTCAACGACCTGTCCCGTTAAAGCTGAACGCAGTGGAATACCAAAAAGAGAACTATTTCTCATAGTTGCGGGAGTAGGTAACGCTGTATATCTAGTAACCGAAGGTTCCTGTTGATCGGTCGCCCAAAGCGGAAACGGTGTTATCGGTGGTGTATTTGTTATAGGCATATTATTGACCTCCCGGTCTACGGATTATTGTCTTAGCAGCATTAACATTTTTTAATCGCTCTTTAGCCGCATCATCTAAATGCTCTGAAAAATGAGGTTTAACTGGCTGTGACACAGGTTGAGTTGTAGGTGCTGGCTGTACTGGCGCAGCCTCTGGTTTTGGTTGTGATTCAACGGCTGGTTTAGCTACAGGTTGACCAGTCATCTTTGCTTGTAATGCTGCTCTTTCTTCTGGTGTATAAACTTTCACACCTGCAGTTCTAGCTTCTTGAGCCGCAGGCATCTGTTTTGCAGCTCGTTTTGCAGATGAAGTAACTTTATCTGTATGTTGCTGTTTAATATTGTTCTTAACAGCATCTACCATACGATTTTTTATAAACTGATCTAAGTTCATATTGCTGCGCGATGCATTATATTGATGCATGCCCAACCACATAGCATTATGAGAGGCATCACTTATAGCTGCATCATCTATATCGGGATCAGAGATGCCGGCTTTTTGTTTTACACGATCAATGAACGGTTTATCTTGTAAGTGAGCATATCTACTAGCAAAATCATTGATAAGAGCTTTATTCTCGGGATGCTCAAAATCTGGATGTTTTTTAATAGGAGCTCTACCGGTATTTTCTTCTATTTCTATATCTTCTTCAGGTACACCTTCAAAACGTTTATTCGACAGTGCTTGTTTTACAGCTTCTGGATTAGCACCTGCAAACTTAACACCTGCACTTTGAGAAGTAGAGGTTTGCGGCATCTCATCATCGTCACCTTTCACACCTAAATGTGCAGCAGCTTCTTGACTAGTCATAGAACCTAAACCACCACCCATTGCTGAGTGCTCTAATCGTCTTTTTTCTTCTTGTGTATGGGCTAGATCTGCCTGACTACCCTTTTCGTGTGCACCTTGTATAGCATCTGTTGCTGCCTGATAGTGCTCTGGGTTTTCTTGATGCCATTGATTTATAAAATCACGTTGCATTCTATGTTTTTGAGGTAATGAAGCTTTTTTATAAGAATCTGAATCTGATAATTCACTCCACGCATCATGCATTGGCTTGAAGGCATTATCATGAGCTAAATGAAGTTGTGATTCTCTATGTAATCTAGGATTCTTCCTGGGATCAGCATAATGATTGCGGGCTATTACAATATTTGCTGCTTGCTTAGAAGCTAGATCGCGTAATTTATTAACTTCATCTCTAGTAAAAGGACGTTTTTTATCTGTTCTCTTCGGCAAGACAACACCATGCTCAGTCGTCGGTACTTCCTCGGATTGACCAGGTTTTCTACTATCCTTTTCATCCCAATTAGCATATTCGCTAAATGGATTATCTTCTTCATCTGAATCAGCTTTATTAAGCAATTCATCTTGTATAAAAGTTTCCATTATTTGCTCTCCAACGCAGCTTTAACCTGCTCAGGACTAAGGCCCAGCATAGCACTTATTTTATCTGGTGATGTATGCTGAGCTAAACGTTTAACTATACCAACAACTTGTGGATGAGGTGGTTCAGATGACCCCTGATCGGCTGCGCTAGCTATAGGCTGATTATCAGTTGCTGGGACAGTACTAGTTGTGGGTGTATTATCAGTTGCTGGGACAGTACTAGATGATACTTTATCCTCTGGTGATGATGTTGACGTCTGTGGTGCATCAGTAACTTGGCTACTTTTACCAGATCGGCGTCCACTTATAAGATCATGTGGGTTATCCATAGCACTCCTATGGATAACTTCAGAACGTTTTATACCACGATTTGAATATTCGGGATCTTCATGCTTAGCTTCTTGTACTTTTAACCAACTGTCAAACGCAGGTGAATTCAACCACTGTTTGTGTTCATCTGTAAATTTGCTGATTGCGGTCGGGCCAAGATCGGTTGAATGTGTATATGCATGTCCACGCCCTGGATGAGTATCAAATGGATGATCGACAAATCCTTTAGACGGATCAACATCGTGTATATCAACATATCTACCATTTACTTGCAAATCGTGGAAAGGATATGCAGATTGTTCGTGCCCATATAGTTCACTCTTAGAATGAGGATGCGGTTTCATCTCCATATACTTAAAGTTAGGAAACATATCTGACTCTTTGCGACCTTTGGTTGGTTGTCTATTCCAACCTTTAGTAACTTCTTTTAATACACCGTTTGGCTTACGTTCACTACCTGAATAATTCATTTCCCAGGCACTAGGTGACATAAGGGTCTTACCTTCTGCACCTTCCGAAACTAAATTACCTGACTCATCACGGCTATATGGCTGTGTAGAACCACTACGAATACGAACAACACCCTCTGGATGAGATTTGCGGGCAGTAGCACCTTCTAGTTTGGTGCCATAATTTATAGTACGCATAACTTGATCTAAATGTTTATCAGCTAGATCTCGATTGCCAGATTTCAAAGCGGCATTATAATGACTTAAATGATGACTTAGGTTATCATGTATTAAGCTAGCGTCCAGACTTTCATGCGGATGATCGGTACCTTCTACAGGCAATACATGTCCACTAGTTGCCGCAATAGCTTGATTAGCTGAACTACCTTTTCTAGCCATCTTAACTAATGCTTCAACAGTCAAACCTTCTATAACAGAATCATCCATACCTTTGATTAAAAGCTGAAGAGCTGTATCATTGGTGCGCTGTAACAATAAACTCCGTAAGGATACTAACCTCATAGCGTTCTCCTTAATTCGGTGATTGACGTCTGTGCTCTATCTCACGGGCAACTTGCATATATACAGTGCCAGTAGTTGTAACAGTAATAGTTTGCTTGCCAACTGCTGGATTTACGTCACCGGTATTGAAAACCGCTATCTCATTCACCATCATTGTCATAGCTAGTATACCGTTGATGCTAACCGTTGAAGCAGCTACTGCTCGAACTCTAAACGTTGTATATGGGGTTAGTTCAAGACTTCCATTTGTGTTGGTTTGCACTTCTTGCCATACTAAGCCGACGTCCGCAGTTCGAAGCGCGCCTGAAGGAAGGTTCGTTGATTTCATTGAATAAAGCTCCTAACATGATATATAACTTACTGTCAAATTATACCATGCTATAAGCTAAAACCGATGTTTTTATCGGTTTTTATAATCGCCATTTACCACAAATGGAGTTTATGCTCTGTCTGCTGCCGTTACTATAAACTAAAACAGATGTGTGTAACCAAGAACTTGGTCCAGAATTATATGTCAACTTAAGATAAGATGAAGTACCTACACTCCATGCACCTCTTAATATCTCAGGAGAGTGGGAATGACCAGTAACAGAGTTACCATAAGCAGCCTCCATAGCCATAAGAGATCCCTTTGCACCATTAGCACCCTTATCGCCATGAGCACCGAGCTGTATACGGGCTATTTTGTAATCCTCGTCTCTTTTTAACCATTTGATTTTACTAGTATTGCGTAAACCCAGTCCTTCGCAGCCAGCCTGTAAAGGATCATTTCCATCCATTAACACGATCGCAAGATCTAATGCAAACCGGTGGTTATAAGGATCAGATACATATTTCCCATCTTGTAAATATCGCTCTAAGAAATCGTCGTGATTACTCTTAACTATTACAACCTTTTCTACTTTTTCAGCAATTTCGTCGAGATCATCTACTAGTCTTTGTATCTCAATCGCCAGATCTAATTCACCTCTAAGTGCTCTTTGAGCCTTAAGTATGCGTCTATCTTCCTCATGGTGATTAATAGACATGCCGTTAAAAACATCATGCATGATAACCTGTTTTGGTTTAGTAACTTCGATAACCTCAAACCATGCTTTCTTAGCAGTAGGATCAGTCTCGCCAGAATGCCAATCTCCTAGGACAATAGCTTCTGGACGGAATTCCTTAGTAGAGTTAGGCTTGTATTGTACCCCAAGATCGATAAAGTAGCCTTTTTCATCTGCCTGTATCTGTCTAAAGTGAAAGATATCATCATCTTCTACTTCTACTATCAAAGCACCTACTACATGATCATTCTCTGCTATATGAGCCGTGCGCTCTGACATATAATTATGGGTATTATAGTTAGGAGTGGTGATAGCGCCGGTCGTCATTAAAAAATGAGGAAATTTAGAATTAGATACTGGTACCGGCTTTAATCGCTGTTTAGGAGATGCATATATGAAACTACCATTACGCTGCCCGATTCTACCTAAACCAGTTATAGGATCTATCTGTTTAGCAGATAATTTTATAGTAGATATGTATACATTGGAGTTTAGTGCAGTGTCGACTACCACTACTTGTTCATTGGCTAATGTACGATCAATATATCCGTAGTGATTGCGGTCCATATTATGAGCAGGATCAGACTGGACGAGTATCAAAAGTTCTGCGTCTTTAAGTTTACAATAGTTCTTTATGCTCTTGTAGAAATTATTTTCAACGGAACAACCAGTAACTGCGGTAGTGACTATAAAAATCTTGTGTTTCTTGACAGCGCCTTGTAAACGGTTGAGTGCTTTAGGACCTATTAGGCTCTTAACTGAAACGTTTGAAAACTTATTCGGAAACTTTGCCCGCGATACATCATCTAGCTTCGACAATGATCTAAAATAATAAACTATTACGTCCTTGGTATAGCCGGCTTCTATTAAATCGTTCATTGCAACAGCACGTTGTAACTTATCGGTCAGCTCAATATATTTGTTAATTATCTCGTTCTTCTTATCAGCCTTAGACATACTCTTATCTATTTTTTTATTCATTGTTGCCCCATGTTATAAGCCGAGAACTTTAAGTATCTGCTCATGAACGTCTTGAATTGACAATCCATCTATGTCTATAAATCTCATCGGAAAATCTAATGATAGCGACATCATATTATATTCTACAGACCGCATAAAAGAATCGCCTTTAGCTTCCATCGCATCACCGGCTTCAAATTCTTGTTTACAAGCTACAGCACGATTTAAACCATCTGAAACGTTGCCTCTTAAAAATACAACATCGCTATATATATTATATAGATTTTTTGCCTTAGATACTTTAAGTGCCATATCTTTCAACCATGCTGGATTATTTCCGCACGCGGCACCGTATGCTAAACCAGATACTATACCTCGATCTTGTATTATGAAATCATATTCGCCTACACCATCTAATGCAGGAATAATCAGTTTCTCCATGTGAATAGAGCGTATAGTCTGACTAATTAATTCTCGTGCTATAATAGTCAACTCATCATTATATCGAGCATCAAGCATAAGATTGCGCAGCGCCATAGTGATCGGTAGGGCAGGTGTTCCTGGTTCTTTGCTTTGAAGAACTTTATATCCTCTATCTCTAAGATGTTTAACCAGTAATTCGCATTGAGAAGTCTTACCAACCCCCTCCGTTCCTTCCATTACTATAAATCGAGCAGTCATCATAAACCTTTCACAAATGTTTAAGATTGTAATAATATTATACTAATACATCTTATAGAGTAAGCAGTTAGATGTTGTTTTTAAGCCAATCCAATACTTCCACAGCAGTACCCGAAAATACACCATACTTAATATTACGTGCTTCCATTACTTTCATGCGCTTGGGGATGTGTTCTGTCCATTTACCACCGCGTTTTGCTATACGCTCTTTAATTACATCTTCGCTTTCTATGATAAAAACAGGGATGATATTAAACTCGCTAGAGTGTCGCTTAATAAATGTCGATATCTTGATCGTAGGGTCATAAAGTATAGGTTTATCTGTATTACAGGCGTGCAGTAAATTTAAATGGTCTTTCTTAGGCGTATCATCAAAGGAAACATACTGAAATTTATCCAGCAGTTGTTTAGCTACCCATGACTTGCCTGAACCTGAAGCGCCACAAAGCATATAAATAGTTTTTAAATTGGTGTTTTCTATTTGTGATTTAGATAACCATTCGTCGAACTGCTCTTTGGTATTGTTTCCTTTACCATACAAAGTATGAAACTTATCATGGCAATCTCCGCACAAACAAACACCATTCTCTATATCAAAACGCTGTTCCGGATAAGAAGCAAAAGCGTTTAAATGATGAGCCCGCAATGAACCACCTCGTTCACCGCATTTTATACATGTAAAGTTAGATTTAGCCAATACATCATAAGACCAAGCTTTACCCTCGGGAGATTGTCGTATCCTAGTATTTTCAGGAGACACAAACCCAGCAAACTCCGATCTATCAATATTACGCACAGTACAAGAAGCCTGTTCATAAAATTCTTTTATAGTGGATTCGTCATATTGCTGAAATTGTGAAAAATACGCATTACGTAACTTTTCCTTGGTTTCATCTTTATGATGTTGTCCTTTGAAGCCAGAAATATAACCATGCTTAGACCAATGATTGTCTTTCATCTTCTGTTTAGATTCCTCTGATACAATTTTACCCTTTTGGGCTTTCTTGATGGCAAGCATCTCAAGTGAATTATGGAAACACTTTGAACAGGGGCGATTTTTAAGCGAAGCTCTATATTTAATCTGTCGCTCTATACCACAAATAGGACAATTATCTACTACTATTAGTTCTTTCTTATTTTTACTACCGCTAGTCAAAATATCATCTTTAGTTCTGCGACGAACTTCTGGATCAATATCGTAACCAAAAACTTGCGATGTTCTAACTCTATTGAACATAAAAAATCCTCATTAATTCAATAGATATTATACCGTAAATAAAAAAGGCACCATTTACATGGTGCCTTTAAGTTTTAGTTATTTCTAACTATTTGAAATTATTTACCAACGTTTTGGAAAACTCCATTAAATCGCGGTGTGTAAATAAACAGCGCGCCATATAGTACAATTGCAAATTCGAGAGCAGTTGTAACGATAGCGAAGTTGATCTTACTTAGGGGGCTGAGTTGTTTGAATTTCATACATTCAGCACTCATATCAAGCAAGAAACCTTCACCAAGACCAGGTAGTTTGATACCGGTATCAATGATCGCAGCACCCGTTTTAACGTTACAAACGAATTCTGAAGTTGCAGCAGCAGCACCATTAGCAGCTCTGTAGACTTTGATGTACTTAACGCCAGCCGGTAGAGCACCGGTAATCGTTAGTGTAATCTTTTGGTTAGCGGCTGGAACGTTAACAGCAGCAGCAGTGTAAACCGGTGCCGACTCGCCGAAGTCATTAACCAAAGTAATTGCGAAGTGATAATCACCCGCAGCCAAAGCACCAGTAGCAGCAGCTACACCAGCTAAGGTAAGACCTGCAACAGATGGGCAATTAGCATTAACAGCTTGACCTCTTACGCGCCCTTTTGGTCTTAAGAACAAGTTTGGTTTGAAGTCCAAAGCACCAGCGGTAGTAGTAACTTTGTTAACGTCGTAACCAACTGTTTGGCTAGCAAGACCTGGCATTGAACGGAACTGAGGATAGAACTGGCGAACGAAAGCACTGATTGCTGCTGGTTCGAAGTGTAATTCAGTAGGAGCACCAAAGTTCTCAAGGACTGTAACAGCACGATCTTCAAGGTCGTCTTGGGTAAGCGTAACACCAGCCATATCTTTAGCGATCGACCGGAAAGAACCCCAACCTTCGAAGTCACCAGAACGCTGTTGACTATCACTGTCGCCTTTGAGAAGTTGCTGTAACAGACCGTTCATAGCAACACTGTTAGCAGGAAGAGCAGAACTAGAACCGTCCATCGAACCGTCAAGATTGATGAAGTGAGAATGTCCCCAATACATCTCGCGCTCAACATTTTTGAGCAGATGCATCGTACCTTCTTTAGCTTGTTGAGCAACTACGTCGCCCACACTAGTGCGTACCAAAGTCATTTGGTGCGATACTTTACGTCTCGTGCCAAAGAAACAAATTCTTTGACCGTCTCTGATATAAGTGCTATCCTCTTCCTGAGGAGCTCCACCTTCTCCCATATACGGAGAAGCATCAGAACCATAACCGGTTAAGCGATTGTACTGCTCAAACAGGTTATAGGCTTTGTCAACACTGATGGCGGGCCAGAACTTCAAGTTCTTCATATCGAAAGTTACACTTTTCAGCGTAGTTTCGAGTGATTCGGTTTGAATCACGCCACCGTACGTTAGGTCAGTTGGTTTGCCGGCATAGCCGTAACCAGCCGAAATAGCTTTTTGCAACGCTTCGACTTCGTCAGCGGAGACGAGGCCTTGCTCTAGCCCCTGCATAATCTGGGAAAGATGCTCGTTAACCATATGTATCCTCTCTCCTTACTTGATGTTGTATTTCTCAACAATTTTTTGAAGCGTCACTGGATTACCCAATTCAGCCTGTGTTATATCGTTTGTGTCAACTACCTTGCCTGATTTTTTCAAATCCCACAATTTACTTGCCACGTCTGTCTTGTTCAATGCTTCTGTACTATCTTCGCTTTTCTTTAAAGGCGAGATATCTTTGTACGAAACCGATTTCGAAGCTACAGGAGTATCGGCGATCTCTTTGATGAGGTTAAGAATTGAATCGATCTTAGACTCGATCGGCTTAACGCGGTCATCAATCATAGATTTCATAAGAGAGTTCATCTCTTCTTCAGACTTCTTAAGGTGATAACCCATTTTAGAATCAGCGTCTTTTTCAGCTTTTTTAGTCTTATCGGATTCTTCTGCTTCTTCTTCGCCCTCTTCATCACCTTCTTCTGCTTCGTCTTCTTCTTTTTTTACGTCTTTCTCTTCAAGAACACCCTTTTTAACAGCACCTTTTTTCTTTTTTTCTTCTTCCATAGCTTCTTCTTCTGCGGTTTCTTCACCTTCAAAAGCTTCAGCTTTTTTAGCTTCTAATGATCCCTGTGGATCTTTACCGTCTATACCTTCGCCTGGTCCTTCAAGCTTAATTTCAGAAGCAGCAAAGCGCTCTGATTTCTTAAGCTCATCGATCTCGGCGATGGTTTGGTCGATAAGTTCGACCAAGCTTTTCGTTAGATCTTGTTGTTCCATTTGTTTTCCCTCTTAATTGAGTTCGTTATAGTTAATATTAGGAACCCATTACTTGAAGGTCTACACTACCAGGAATCAACGCTAGTTGAGTCGTGGCATCACCAGCTTCGATTACAACGTCATTAGCGAAAGCAACCAACAACGAAAGAACGATAGCGCGTAATTCAGAATCAACAATAGCTGCGACTGTGTTTTCACCAGCAGCACCTTTTAGCTTGATCTGACCAGGAGCAGCCACGCCAATCCCCAAGAAAGGACTAACTGCACCATTAACACCACCCATTGGTGCTTGAATTGCTGCGTCAACACAAGAGATAACTGCTGTGTCAACCGTGATCGAAGTAGCATCTTGGGTTGCTGAAATTTTCAACATATCCAAGTTTCTCTTGATCTTGTTAAGAATCTGAGTTTTATTCATGAAAACCACTCCTTACTCATTGTGAGATAGGTTAATATGCGACTTAAGATAGTACAAGTATAGACTATACCATATACTAAAGCTTAAGTTATTAGTATTTTACTAAGTTGATAGTAAAAACTTACTGTTTAAAGAACTTAACTAACTGTGAAAATGGAAATGATTTACCACATTTTCTGCATTTTGTTTGATATTTGCTATACACTTGTTCATCGCCGCAGTCATTACAAGCTATAGTCTTGATCTTAGATGGTTCTACAGACTCTTTTTGTATTACTTGTCCGCCAGTTAGACTACCCGGTGATCCACCGCCAAAACCGGCAGTCAATGCCTTAACTAGTCTATATATCTTATTAACATTAATAGTAATTTTTTCTTCTGATAACCGTTGGGAAATATCTATAAATGACGGAACGTTAGTCTGGGCCAGGTGCATTACAGACTTTATCAATATCTCATCTTCTAGTATGCAGTCTGATTTTACAAGAGAAGTTGGTTCTACTAAAGTAGCATGATTAGCTGGAGTGAAAGTTAAAGCTGCACCAACTATTTTCGTCCTAGTAAGTATACTAGGATCCTTTAGACCTCGTGCAATGGTACCGCCCTCGACAGAGGCCTTAACTTTTAATGGAGCATCACCTTTATGTATACTTCTAATCACAGCTGCGCAAGCCTTAGCATTAGGATGCTCTTCATCGTCATATAAATGACCCGCAGCATATATAAAAGGACTTTTTACCTTATCCCAATAATATCGTTGACGATCATTTTCGCAGTCTTCTTCCTTAAATATCTTTTTAGCACTCGTAATTCTTCCCAAACGGTTGATAAAACCCGAAGCATGATTATCATTAAAGAAGCCTCTACCCTGTTCTAAGGCAGAGATATCAGCACCTTCGATATCTAGAAGTTCTCCTTGCGAGTCCCGAACTTGCGTCCCGATACAACCATCGATTTCTAAAGGCTTTTTTGCCATATATTATCTACTCCGTGCAATATCTTATAATATAACCATGTATAGTTTTAAGTCGTCCATTGAGAGCACCTCTAATGCATTCTCGGCTTATACCTAAATCACGAGAACACTTCTTCTTATTATCCCATATTCCAACCCTTATACCTATTCCACTAATAATTACTTCAAAATAACGGCCTCCACCATTAGATAAACAATTTTTTCTTATACTTTCTATAGTATGAGTTTTACCATACATAGGATTAGTGGCGCCGCATGATTGTCGTTTATATAGTTTGGTTTGAGATATCTTATGTTTAACCTCATCAGGTAGTTTTTTACCTAACCAATAAGTATTATGTCTACCGATCAAAGATTGTCTTATCTTTTCGATGATTACAGGTGACATCGTATTTTTATTACCGCCCGTCATCATATTATAACCATTCGGCAACATCGTATTATATATACGTATAAGTGATTTTTCTCTTGAATTCAATTCGTCTATTGAAGAACAGCGAACGATCGACCTTATTATAAAGTTTCCTACTCCATACTTGCGCATAGCTTTATATAAATAACTGTTACTATTACGAGATGCCCGTATATGTTCATTCCATCGCTCATCTAGACTTCGTTTTGTCTGTCCTATATAGCGTTTACCGGTTATTAAATTTTCTATCTTATATATATACATATCATTATTTTACCAAAATAAAAAAGATCCGACTTACGTCGGACCCGATAAACAACCTAGGGAGTTTGGTTGTAAACTATTAATTTTCTTTACGATTCAATCTATCATTAATCAATTTTCGAGTATCGTAGGTTGAGAGAATCTTGTTTAAAGCTGATTGAAATTTAACATTATTTTTATAACCAGTAGGTACTGTTACTGGTAAAGGACCCGGAATTAGTGGACACCCACTGAACTGTACTTCAATCGTGAAGAATAGTACTTGAAAGGACTCCGAAACAGTTTTGTTAATTAATTCCTTAGAACATGTAACATTGACTTTACCATCAGCTACATTAGCTCTAATTGCATTATCATTCCATAACCACCAATCTTTATTAGTAAGATCTTTAAACTTACGGAGTGAAATTCCAATTCGTTTTGCTTGTATTAAATCAATATCATGCATCATGGTTTTGAGGAAGCGAGCTAAAGTATAATTATTTGGTTCTCTACCCTCAATACCATAAGATGCTACATGTTGCATAAGGATAGCATGATCTACAATCAATCGTTGATGACAGGTTTGAAATATCGCAAATGCCATAGATACTGCTGTAGAGGTAATACAAGTTATTTTCTTATTAGAATTTTTAATTGTATCCATCAACTTGATGCCATCCATTACTGATCCACCAAATGAATCAATAAAAAGATAGATTTGCTTGTCTTCAGATTTAATTATAGAATATATTAATTTATTGACAGTATTAGAATCAACCATGCCCCGCAACAACAATGAATTATCTGGTGTCAACTCGATACCTGTGACTACACGTGCCTGAGCAGTCATGCCGATAAATAAAAACATAATAAATGCCAAAGGCAACATTCGAATTATTCTTCCCATTATTCACCTCTCAAAGTATTTTGAATCATTGATCTATATGAATTATACTGATATATCTACGCCATACTCACGCAGTTTGGAGTCTTTACGTAGTTTACTGAGTGCCGAACGTTCAATTTTCCGGACAGAATCAACAGATATATTTAACAATCCAGCAATTTCTATATCGGTCAACTGACGCTCCGGGATAATAACTTGAACATAATAGAAAAAACAATAATTAGCTACACCGCAATTAATACTCCAGGGACATCCAGGTAATTTACTTTCCTCTTCTTCAGAAAGTTCATGGTCAGCGTTTCTAATACTTTTCAACCTCATAACAGCAGAATAGCACCAACTATCTGGATAATCTTCTAAGTGTCTCGGGCAACGCTGATCCATATATTTATCCTTTATTAAGAGGCTTTTTCTTCTACTGATACTTCAGTAACTGGCAACCTGCGTACACCGAGAATCTCAATAACGTGGCGTGTTTCGTTTAGTTTAGCTTCAACTGTATCGCCAACTTTTTTACCGTGTAAAGAAGCCATCAACTCTGGTTGATTCATGTCCGCAATTTTGATACGCGATCTTAAAATACCTTGAGAGGGCGATACGTCCGGAGTAGTCGATGTGATAATCACAACATCATTATCTGACTCAACAATATCTGCCACTATAGCTTGTTCTTCGGCATCTTTACGAATAACTTCATTATCAAAATCCGCTAGTTTCAATTGGTCAGCAATCTCTTGTAGCTTTTGCGAGTCTGTCCCAGACAGTTGTTGAAGCGCTAACAATCTATATTGAAAGTCATTCAATACACTGGTATTTTGAACTGTATTTTCACGCACACCATCAAAAGCCCGCCCCATATTTTGGACCATCATTTGGTTAAGGCGAATTGCCATAGATAGTGCTTCTACTTGTTTAACTAGTTGTTCCCATTTCTCAACCTTGGTAACTCTAGCCGGTTTACGACTTTTGCTCATTTACCTTAACTCCTTTATCTCTTAATCTCTTAACAAACTCTTTAACAATTAAAATATCTTCTTTAGACAATATACCGTTATCTTTTGATCTACCTAGCAAATCACCTAATCTATCGTTTAAAAAGATGCGGACTTGATTCTCCAAATCATCATATGGCCAACCCTGTTGTTTAAACAATCTTTTACTTTTTAAAATAGTATTTATTGCGTTAGCTTTTTCTAAAGTTGCTTGTTCTGGTGACATATTACGACTAGAGGTCTGAGGTACCTCTACACTAGGTGCCAAGGTATCTGTTTTAATAATAGGCATAGATTCTGCGATAGTAGAAGGGTTCTGCTTAATAAACTCCGGCAGAGAAAGTATTGAAAACTGATATGTATGTGCCATCTTGGAATATAGACGACGTGCATCTTCAAACTGTCTGCGGTTCATCGGTTCTTTATTAGCTACGCAGCGTTGCCAATGAGCTTCAACATCAAGATCGACCATCAGGATCCGCTGGGCTTGATTGTGCTCTTCATACTCACGGATAACATCTATATCATCTTCTGAAAGTTGCGGCTGTCTACCGTAAACCTGCGACCACAATAATTCACCAAACCATGAGCGATCGAATACTACATTTTTTCCATCGCAATTCATTAAAATTTCAATAATCTCGTCCAAATACGAAGGTCCTGCATACCCTGGCGATGAATATTTTTTATCTGGAGCCGAGAAATGAATGTATTCATAACCTTGTTTTTTATAGTAATCAGAAACAGTGGACTTGCCACTTCGATCGATTCCTTCAATGATAATAAACACTTATATTCCCCTATAATTGTTATTCTTGGAATTATTAATATCTGCCCATAGTGGTTGTAAATTACTTAATTTAAAACATTGCTTAAAATCATCAGACATTGGATCACCAATATTTGTAAATATATATGATCCATCTTCCTTTTTAGCTCTAATAGGAATAACATGATCAATCTCCCAACATCGTACACTCTTTTTTCTACCATAATTATCCCAATTCATATCTGGTTGCCACAAAGACTCAAGGTGTTGCTTAAGTTCATCCATAGACCAATCAACATATCTCAACTTGCCAACCTTACCACGAATCAAATTACCTATTTGCGACCGCATGTTGTGTGCAATCTTACGCTTAATTGCTATTTCATCTTTAATTTTTAAATATTCTTCTACTGACAAACCCATTTTACCGGCACCAGCATTTATGCTATATTCCAAACGTTTCTCTGCTGTTGCGCATCTTTTAGTTTTGCATGATTTCACAGCTGCTGACAATCTGGACTCAGGTGTATTCCCAAGATGGTTTTTATTACCTATAAGTGCCTTACTTATAGATTCTTTTTGCTTTTGCGAAATAATCCTACCAATACAAGCGCATGATCGGCAAAAACAAGATTGCTTTCTTGGAGCATAAGACCTTTTGCATCCACAATTATCACAATAATGCATTACCCATCTCTTCGGTTTATGTCTACCTAACCTTGAATAATAGTGCTTGATTATATAATCATTTTCATCTATCATAATTATCCTAATAATTGATAAAACCCGCAACAATATTGTACCTGCGGGTTAATGATATCTAGGTGTTGGAGGTGGATTTCAATCAGCGAACTTATTAGATTTTTGGCGGTTCAGATGTTTCCATTTTGGTTGTAAATTAGCTAATGACCAACTAGCAATAAATGCAGGATCCGTAACAGAAGAATACTCGAACCACGAGTCAGGTATACGATGATCTATTTCCCACTCACCATAATTATCCCATGACATTCCTGGTTGGAACTTAGATTCTATACTGGTCTTCAATTCAGCTACAGAATAAGGCAAGACTTTAGTTATCGATTGACCGTTTTTACTCGATCCCCGAAGGCGCATTTTACGGGATATAGCACTTTTAATTATCTGGCGTAGATGTCGATGAGCTATTACCAGCGGATCGGCGGACTTATAGCGCTTCTTGTTGCGTATCGATGCTGCGCAGGAAGCACAAGACTTACCAATATTCCTACTGCGAACATAACCTCTATCTTTCCCACACGTAGAGCAATATGCCCGATATTTGGTTTGCTCACCATCATTGATCTTATCGTCTATGGCGGCGAAGCCATGTCCTATATTGCGTTTAGTGATAGCGCAAGAATAACATAAGCCGCTGCCATCTTCAGTTAAATAGCCGCGGGCGATGCCACATAGGTTGCAGCTTGCCCGATATCGTTTTTTATATTTGGCAATTATTTGGTAATCGGATTTATCTAGCATAATGATCTCCTGGCTGTATTATACCAGGAGACCCTGTACTATTGGTTATTTATCCATAGCATTGATAGGATTAGCGACTGACTGGCCGCCAATTTCTAGCGGTTTACTTGCAGCGCCAAATTGTTTAGCAGTATCATGCAGTGACTGACCACCAGTAACGGCTGCATGTGCTTGTCTTGATTTAGCTTCTTGCATTTCCATATCGTGTTGTTCCTGTTCGCGACTATGTTCACCTTCGGCGTGTTTAGCGTCAATTTGCGCCTGCTGTTGTTGCTGTTGCATTGCTTCAGCTTGTTGGGCTTCTTGCTTCTTCATCTGATTTTTGGTCATCAAGAATTGATTCCAAGCTAAGAATGCCGGATCAGCCGGTATATAAGCAAGTTCTGGTTTGCCTTTAGCCTCTTTATCACCAAAGAATAATTCTCTAATCTCACCTCGAGTCATATTCTTCTCAACCACTCCCCAAAAGGGTTGATTCAGTGGAAGATCACCACACGGATGATCGATTGGTGTCTTTTTAGCATCTCTAAGTAGATCATTCATGCTTTTATGAACAGTCATCTCAGCCTGTAACAGAGCAATGTTAGTTTGTGGAGTTTCGTCCGTATAACCGGTAAACTTAAAAATATATTTATTAGCAAGATCTTTATCTAAAGCAGGAATAATGTCACAGTTAATCATGTCTTCATAAAACATTAATATAGGATATAACCCGCGTTCCCTAGAATAATTGATCTTATACTCATTGTTAGCTTGTTGACCGGACGAACGACTGCTAGGACTAGTAAGGAAATCAAGCCCCAATTCAACCGGATCAATCTGAAACTGGGTACAAATAGTACGCATCAAATGGTGATTGAAGTTTATATATTCCATTTCCTTAGCAGATCCGGACATCTGAACCCATTGAACGTCATCTAAACCGGATATTATAGGAGTTCGCCACGCGTGTTGAGTACCGGAGATAGAGTTATAGAACTGACGACGGAATGCTGACAGTGCGGACTGTGTTACTGTACCCTTTAGATGTAGTAAACCTCTGGCTGCGTAACCGTGTGTAAAGAAGTTAGCATTATAATTTTCAACATTTAAGTGGTTAGTAATCTGAATTATAGCTAGTTCCAATGGACCATAACAATAACCTAAACTATCGGGAAAGTTTTGCGGATTAAATAGTTTGAAAATCATATCTTCATCGCCGAATGCAGCCAACACCCGATTATCATATGACATCTGAACATATTTATAATAAGCTATATCACGATCTGCAGGTTGTTCCGCAAATACATTAGGATCATTAGTTAAACGTTTTAGTCTATCAAGATAATGCCGTCTAGATGCTTCAACCTCTCTCTCAATAATTTCTCGTGATGTTGCCTGATTAATACGGTATGTCGATTCTGCGGGTACTGGACGAAAGTGATGAATAGCACCGCGTCTTGTTAAGACTTTTTCTAATGCTACATGGCCGAACGTCATGGCATCTCTCAAAGTTAACTTCAAAAACTCACCAAACAGCATCTCACGACCAGGAAGAACGTTGTCTGTCTTGCCACAGTGATATATATAGTCTTCTAATTCTCGACATTTTCGATTGTCTTCATCTGTGTACTGCTCATTGTGGTTTCGCTTAACAAACTGAAATCCCATCTCAAACCTACGATGTTCCGGACGACTAAAGCGAAGAATAGTATCAACACGACCCTGTATGATAGAAGATACTAACCAGTCCCGCACCGACACGTCTTTAAGGGTTTTATTAGACAAACGCGACATTTTAGTCCGTTGTATAAAATGCTGAGTAGCATTTTCAAAGTATGGGTCACTTAAGATAGCTTTCTCTACGGTTGCGTTTTTATTAGAACTAATTTCCTGGGGTTTTTCAGTCAAAGAATCTGCATCAGCTTTCATAAGCGATTCGATATCTGACTTCAATCCTTCTCGTACTTTATCAACTAAACTATCAATAATTCCCATTGGTTATCCTCGTATTTATCACTTATTACATAGGTTGTATGATTAGTCGCTAACCTTATGTTTCAGCTCCTATATTGTACAGCTAAGATCCCTTATTGCTGAGCAACCTTTATAATTATGTTTTAAAGCCTGACGTAAGCGATGACGCAGTATTCATATATGGTCCTCGTATCGGTTACTTTTAGCAATATTTTCATCTTCCCATTTGGGTTGTAAATTTGCCAATGACCAACATTTATTAAACTCAGGACTATACGGGTCATTGTAATCAAACCAGCTATCAGGAATAGCTTGGTCGATATGCCAACACCGTTTACCTAATTTTCTACCATAATTGTCCCAAGACATGCCAGGTTGAAACTTACTTTCCAAATGATCCTTTAATTCGACTATAGAAAATTCTAAATATTTAAGTTTACTGGTTTTATTATTAATATACCTACGATCTGATAAATAATGACCCATTAAACTACTAATATTGTGACGTAATCGACGGTGGGAGTCACTGATATTTGATTTATTTTTGGGAATTTGCCCTTTTTTAGCTAGACTCATCTTTTGCCGATATTCTTCAGTACGTTTCCCAATATAGTCCTTACCGGCATGCGAACATCGTTTGCACCGCATATTACTCCGCGATTTCATACCATACCCACGATCACATCCACATGAATCACAAGACAAACGGTAGCGTTTTATAGTTCCTTTTAAATAAACAAAATCATTAGCATTAAAGCCCATTAAAAACTCCACAAAAAGTTACCTGCACCCCCAGGTGCATCATCGTCGTCGTCCTTCATTAGTTCGCTTAAGGTACCTACTTCGCCAATCTTCTTGATATTATTGATATCATCCTCAATAGTTATACCGTTCTGTTTTGCGAATTCGGCCGCGGAAGGAGTTCGTAAGTAGTTCCCACTGTTATCCATGGGTGTTTTTTCTTCAAAATCTAGTCCATAACCAGCAGTAATCATAGACGCTTTACCAAATAATCCATACAACATATAACGAAGTGCATCAAGCCAGTGATCAAATTCCTTAGACGGTGTATCCGTTATATCGCCTGCAGCATCTACTTCAAAGTGATACATGCCAAACTCAGTGATAATAGGTTGACATGTTTCCTTAGCAAAGTAAATCTTAGGTGTCGGACTGGCTAAGGATCGTAGCCACTTCTTAACTATTTGTATACCATTATAAACATTCTTATCTACAGTATCTGGACAAGGCAATCCCTCTTGACGCATCAACTGTCCATCGCCTGGATTTGCTAGGTCTGGAAAATAGAGCTGGATCCCGTAAGAACTATGCCATTTAGTTTTTATTAAATGTATCCAGTTAGCATTATTATAATAAGTTCGACCATCGCATCTAACGACATATACGTTTTCTTTAGAATCAACATATGCTACTACTAAAGTAGATGGATGTGACCAACCCCAGTCGATAGCGGCATACGCGGATAACTTCATCTGCTTGCATTTTTTAACAAACAAGTCGTGAGTACATTCACCCGGAAATTGAGTTCCAGTTAATATACTCCACATCTCGTTCCAGTTCTTAACGTGCAGTCTTTCTTCAAACTCTTTATATATGATTCCTTCTACGGAAGGTTTTAGATTAAAAAGCTGAGAAATGGCCCAGTCAGGTCCATTCTCCATGGCCTTTTTTATAGCATCATCAATCGGTTTTAACATTGGAGATTTCGATTTTTGATTTTTAGCATCACTAAGACATAATGCAGCCAATGGGCATTGTAAGCATTTCTCTCCGGCAAAAGTATAAGGCAAAAATTCTAGTTGTGCTGTTTTATCCTTTTTAGCATAATCTTCAGCCGTTAAAACTATTAACTTATCTTGGTTATAATAACCAACAGTTGGAGTTTTTCCCGATCGTTCATCAGGGCATCGTTCGGAAAACTCTAGTACTGTCCATTTGCGTACTGTTCGACCTTCTTTATCTGCATTCTCCATGGCCTGATTCATTAGACCATAACGTGATTTTCTAGTCGAAATACCAACTCTAAGAGCTTTTTTGTTTCCCTTAGAGTCTAACATTCCAGCTATATCTTTGAACGCACGAATTCCTTCACCAGATACTGTATCAAGTTCATCTACTATAATCAGTGGAACGTGAGGACCGTTGACACTCTTTAATGTAACAGGAAGAACTTCCAAGGAGACTTTATTGCCGTTTATATTGAATATGGATTTCTCCATATTAGTCTTTTCTAAGATACGCCTATCTTCCGGTATATCATGTGGCATTAAGATAGATTTCATCTTAGAATTTAAAAAGAATTTCTGCTGATATGTATAACACCGTTTTGCCTGACTCAAAATAGCACCTAAATGACAGACATCTCTCTGATCATGTAAAATTATAAGAAGTTCGGCAATAGCTGCTCCAAGTGTATTATGGCTGATAAAGCCATTCGACCAATATGCGTGATCAACGTCGACTTCTAAGTCGTAAAAATAATGTTTGTCAAAAACAACTGTATCAATGGTTTCATAGTATCCACTACGGATGAATGTGAGATATTCTGCCCACTCATATTCACATAGAGAGTTAGCTAGGGTTATAAAGTAATCAATTTTATGACCATATATATGACCTTCAATATTGTTTCCCCATAATTCTCCAGCATACTTTATTTTAGAATGAGTCTTTTTTCCAACTTCCAGTCGCCAATAACCATTGCCAATTTCATACTTCTCTTTGATGTATTCGCCAAAAGCCTTAACTAAAATAGATGGATACCGATGCTGCTCATTTTGCTTTTCCCTAAAATCAACGAAAGATTGTCGTTTACCAAACAGTGGAAGCAAAAAATCAGATAGTTTTGAATATTTAGCTTCATGATATGTGACTATGTGCCCAGGTACATACTTAGTCGTTGAGGGTTTACGTCTAGCATTATTGATAACTGTATTGATACCAAAAAAAGCTAAAATCTGCCCAATCTGCTTAATAAGGGTAGGGTTTGCGAGGGTAATTGAATCTTTCGATCCGTCTGTGTCCATAAGGCCAGAAATAAAACCCGCTAAGAAGTCCGGCGTATGCTCCAGTGTCTTCAATTGCTTAAAATACGAAAGATCGCCGTCCACATATGATTTAAACCACTTTTTAAAAGCGATACTATAAAAATT